CTATTTGATAAGAGCAGATAAACTCTGTGGTATAGGAAGGTATAGTGGACTCCTTTTAGGATTAGATGATGGTCGTGATTTGAGTAAACCAGTAGGAAAAGCTACACAACTTTTATATCTTAGACCTTATAAAGAAGAGAACATAACAATCCATTCATTTGTAAATGACATTACTAATGAAAGATTTGGTTTACCAGAGTTATATGAAATACAAGTGTCTCCAACGACCAGTAATAGCACACAAACTAGGATAGTACATTGGAATAGGATAATCCATATAGCAGATGGATTACTTGAAGATGATGTATTTGGTACTCCTAAATTAGAAGCTATTTTTAACCAATTAAAGAATTTGGAATTAGTAAGTTGTGGAAGTGCGGAGATGTTTTGGAGAGGTGCTCTACCCGGACTTGCTTTTATTCTTGATAAAGACGCAACATTAGATTCTTCTTTAACTGAATCCACAATGGAAACAGATATTGAAAAATACATGCATAATTTCCAAAGAACTCTTAAATTGCAGGGGATGGATATAAAAACTTTAGCTCCTGCGGTTGCAGACCCATCAAATCACATAGATGTTTATGTCTCACTTATCTCTGGTGCAACAGGTATACCAAAACGGATATTAATAGGTAGTGAAAGAGGTGAGCTTGCTTCATCACAGGATGAGACTGCATGGAATAAGAGATTGGAAGAAAGGAGACTAAATTTTATAACACCTAATATAATTTATCCATTTATAGAAAGGCTTCAACAATTTGGTGTTTTACCAGAAGTTAATTTTACTGTTGAATGGAAACCTATTGCTGTTCCATCAGAGAAGGAGAAAGCAGAAATAGTCAAGATTCTTTCTGAAGCAATAGCGACTTACTTTAATGCGATAGATGCCTTCGACTTCTTACCATTTGAAGTTTACATGAAAGAATTTTTAGATTTTGATTATGAGTTAGTAAGTAAGATTCTGAAAGAAACTAAAGATGTTGAGAGAACTAGAATCGGACAGCCTAGCTCTAATGATAACCCAACAGGGAAGGATAATTTTCCAGCACAAGAAAAGAACGATGAATCGGAGGGAAATTGATGATTAACAATGAAGCAATTCTGAGGCTTGAACAGAAGATAGACGATAGATTTGACATACTACATCAAGCAGTTGTATCTTTCTCTAAAGAACAATCCAGACAAGGGGCAGAGATAAACAATTGTACGAAGGACAAAGATAAAATAGAAGAGATTTTACATGGTAATGGTCGTGAAGGATTATTAATAAAGGTGAATACTTTGCACAACACATTGAAAACTAAAGGATTCATAAAAAGAGATATGTGGACTAATGTTGGAATTACTTTTATGATTGTGGGAGTATGTGCAAGTATGTTTTTTAGTATACTAAATTATAATAATTCCCTCAAAGAGGGGAGTAATTTAGTTAATAAAGATTTTTTAAATGGGAACAAATAATTTTTGTATGGAGGGAAAAATGTATTTTGATATGTTTAAAATTATATTATTTTTCTGTATAATCGGGGTTTTAAGTGGTTGCTCGCTTTCTGGTTTAGATTTAAAAGTTGATAACGCAACTACTGATAAAAAAACAGAGACAGAAGCTATGAAATTGATTGATTAAGGAAAACAACATGGAATTGATGGAGAATCTAATAAAAAATTTTAGTGTACGAACAGAAGTAAAGGATGGGATTCCTCACATTGTTGTCCCTATTGTAGCTTTAGTAGAAGGAGTCCATAGTGGTAATCAAGGTGCTACTTTTCATTCAGCTAATGAGATACGACGTTCGGCAGGTAATTGGAATGGTATACCACTAACTATAAACCATCCTACTATTGGTGGTGAATCAATATCTGCACTAGACCCTACTATTATGAAAGAGTGGAGTGTCGGAACTTTTGAGAACACTTTCTATGAAAGTGGTAAACTAAAAGGGGAAGGGTGGATAAACGTAGAAAAAATTGGTCAGCTATCTCCAGAGACATTAATAAGAGTTAAACAAGGAGAAGAGCTTGAAGTTTCTACAGGGTTTTTTAGTAAGTCGGATAGTGGGAAAGGTGTATGGAACGGTGAGAAATTTAATTCTAGTGTTTTAGATATAGTTCCTGACCACTTAGCACTTCTTCCGAATGAGGAAGGAGCTTGTAATTTCGCAGATGGTTGTGGAATCAGAGATGAAGGTAAATGCGAAAGTTGTCAGATGAGAAATAGTAATGGCAAAATAGTTCCTTTGGTTCAACAAGGAACAGAAGAAAATATTGACTTTGAAGGGGGTGAGAAAGAAATCAAAACAAATGAAATATTAAAGATTAAAAAAGCTGGTTTTTTTGTAAATGAACTTAGTCATAGTAAGCTTAGAGAAGATTTGTTACAAGTTGTAAACCAAATGGATACTCCGGGAACTATGCACTTCTTGAGGGAAGTCTTTGATGATCGTTTTATTTTTGAAAAACTCTCAGAAACTGGAAGTCAATTATTTAGTCAGAAATTTTCTGTGAAACCTTCAAATGATAAAATTAAAGCCAAAGGGATTCCTATTGAAGTAAGAGAGAAAGTGGAATTTATACCACTTCAAGAAAATGTTAAAGTTAAGGAGGTAGTGATGGAGAGAGAGGAATTAGTTAAAGCTCTTGTAGCTAATACTGAAACTCCGTATGATGACAATGATACGGAAAGTTTAATCACAATGAGTGATGAGAAGTTTCAGAATGTTTTAAAATTTGTTGATTGTAAATGCAAAGCGAAAGCAGAAGAAATTGTGGTCAATGAAAAGGAAGAAGTAAAAGTTGAAGAAGTAAAAGTTGGAGAGGGACTTGTAGTTAATGAGGAGATTAAATTGGAAGAGAAACAATTAACTTATGCTGAACTTCTTGCAAGTGCTACTCCAGAGGATAGGGAGTTTATAGAAAATGGTACTGAGATGTACAAACAGGAAAAAGTAAAAGCTGTTGATGCGTTGGTAGCTAATTCTAGAAATCCTTTTTCAAAGGAAGTGCTTGAAACAAAAACTTTGAAAGAGTTGAAAGATTTAGCGACTCTTGGAAATGTCCCTGTCACTTATGAGGGTAACAGACCAGATTCAGAGGAAAAGAAAGTTGCTAAGTTTGAGAGACATGAAAACGGTTTAGGTGTTCCTAAAGTAAAGCCTTTATCACAGTTAGTTAGTGAAGAAAAAAAAGGCAAATAATTTTTTAATGTGGAGGAGGAAAAGTAAAAATGGCAAGTAAGACTATTACAGTTAAGGGTAATCCAGTTAGAGGTGAGAAGTATGCAAATGCTGCTATTACTCCGGGACATCTTTGTGAATTTATCAGTACTGATAGGATACAGAAACAGGCAGGTGATTCCACAAGATTTTTACCGATGTTCGCTTTGGAGAATTCTCTAATAGGTTCAGAAATTGGTGATGCTTACGCAAGTGGTGAGCAAGTGCAATATGGAATTTTTAATGCAGGAGATGAAGTTTATGCGTGGCTCTCAGATGGTGAGACTGTGGTAATAGGTGATGAGTTAATGGCTGGCACTACAGATGGTGAACTTTTGAAACAAACGAGTACTAATGTAGCAATAGCTGTAGCAAAAGAAGCTGTAACTACTTCTGGTGCTGCTGGCAGAATTACTGCAATCATACTTTAATATAAGGAGGAGATAAAATAATGGATGTAAACATTGACGTTATTCAGGGAACAACAGGTTATGGTGGAGTTGCTGAGAAGCTTCTTCACAATAAAATGGATGTGTCTTCTTTGAGAACAAATGCGGTTCTCACTTACGATGAATGGAAAGATATAGACACAGTAGTTTTACAAGAAGCTCACAGACGAACAGGTGGTGTACAAGACCTTATGAGTAGAGGACTTGTCCGTTCTGGTGGTGGATTAGGGAGTACTGTATTACAATGGCAGGATATTAGTGATACAGATGATGCAGAAGTAAACATGGATGGTGTAAGTAGGACTGCAAAAGACCGTTTTGAAGTTGATACTAACTACCTACCATTACCAATTATTTCAAGAGATTTTGGTTTCAGTATCAGAGAAATTGAAGCTTCAAGAAATAAAATGGCTTCTCAGCCACTCGATTTGACAATGGCAGAAGAAGCTTCTAGAAAAGTTATTGAGAAATCTGAAGATATACTCTTCAACGGACTTAGTGCTTATTCACTTGGTACTAATGGTGGTACTATTCGTGGTTACACAGACCATCCTGATAGAAATACTGTGTCACTTTCACAGAATTGGGATGCTTCTGGTAAGACAGGTCAGGAAATTTTGACTGATGTTCTTAACATGAAACAGGCTTTGATAAATGACCGTCACTTCGGGCCTTTCATGTTGTATATTCCAACAGCATATGAAACTGTTCTTGACGATGAGTTTAGCACTAGCTATCCTCGTTCTATCAGAAACAGAATACTCGAATTGGATAACCTAGTTGGAGTTAGAGTTTCTGATTTTTTAAGTGCTAATAACGTACTTATGGTTAGTATGCAGAGTGATGTTGTTAGAATGGTTGAAGGTCTCCCACTTACTACGGTACAATGGGAAACTGAAGGTGGTATGCAAGTGAATTTTAAAGTGATGACTATCTTAGTCCCACAAATCCGTTCTACTCAAGCGAATAGAAGCGGTATAGTACACTTGTCATAAGCTGTGATACAGTAACCAATCTGTTTTTTAATATTCTTTTTAACCAAAAAAGAAAGTTGAGGAAAAATGCCTAAATTCAAATTAAAGAAAGGTAAGAAGCATTACTGGAAAAAGTCATTGAAAAGAAAAGGTGGTAACACATTTAACGACACACTTTTAACTGAAGATGATGTAATTGTTTGTGAACCATGTGAACTTGGAAATGCAATTGAAAAGTTTGATGAAGTTAAAGAAGATAAAATAGAACCTAAATATGGTTACAAGATGGAGAAACTTGGAACTAATGAGTACAATGTTGTTAGTTTAGAAACTAATGAGAGCATTAACACAAAAGTTTTAAGTCTGGAAGAAGCTAGAACTCTTATAAGAGAATCCAAAGAAAAGGATGCGGATGTCAACGAAGACTGATTCATGGTCAGTTGAAAATAAGAAGTTTAATTTTCCAGACCAAGAGATACAAAGAATGTGGCCTGACTCTACTGTTTTTATTATCGGTGGAGGAAGAAGTTTAAACAAAACCAATTTAGAGTGGGATGACATCAATGGGGATGTCATCCTACAATCTATTTCTAATGATTTATCTTGTATACACAATGAAAAAGTAATCGGTGTAAACAATTCCTATGAGTTGGGTGATTGGGTGGACATATGTTTTTATGGTGATACAAGATGGTTTGATTGGAACAAAGAGGGATTAAAGAAGTTTAATAATTTAATAGTTTGTTGTCATCCACATAACAAAATTGAATGGGTAAAAACTATTAACAGAGAAAATGGATTTGGGATTAATACAGAACCTGATAGAGTTTCATGGAACAAATCTTCAGGTGCGTCTGCTATTAATTTAGCTTACCATCTAGGAGCTAAAAATGTTGTACTTATAGGATTTGATATGTTTGCAAAAGCTGATGGAGAAGACAACTTTCATAAGAAGCATGAGATTACTAATGAGTTAAGTAAGACTCCTTATGAGAGAATGTTAAGTGCTTTTCCAGAAATAAAGATTGATGCTGATAAATTAGGTATGAGAATAATAAATGCTAATTTAATAAGCAAGATTGAATGTTTTGAAAAAATGGAACTTTCAGAGGCAATAGAAAATTTAAAATAATGGAAGATAAATTATCAATTTGTTGTGTACTCAGGTCAGGGGGAGATTTCGGTTGGGAATACGCAGACAAGTTATACAGTAACATCAATAAGTATGTAACGAGAGAATTTGAATTTATTATTTTTACCGATTTAGAGTCTTTCCCTGTTCCTGATAATATTAAAGTATTACCTTTGAAAACAGATTTAAGAAGTTATTGGTCTAAATTAGAAATTTTTAATTTAAAAGGAAACGTACTTTACTTTGATTTAGATACAATGATAGTAGGAAGTTTGGATAATTTTATTACAGAACTTCTTAGTCTTCCAAAGAAAGATAGATTTTATATGATGGAAGCGTTCCATCCTACCAGAGAGTTTTCATCAGGGATCATGGCATGGGTTGGAGATTACTCTTATATATTAAATGAATTAGTTTTTTATGAAGCGTTTTTAAAATACGGAAAGTGGGAGCAAGATTATATTAAAGATAAATTGACGGAGATAACATCTATAAATGATTACTTAAATATTGCTTCTTATAAACACCATTGTAAAGATGGGGTTGATTCCTCAACAGACATAGTTGTCTTTCATGGTAAACCTAGACCTAAAGATATAAAATGGGAAATTTGTTTGAAGTAAATTAATATTCTTTTTAACCAAAAAAGGAAGTTGAGGAAAAATATGGAATCTGCTGTAATTATAACTGGTGTAGCAAGGTCAGGAACAAGTCTGACTGCTGGAGTTTTAGATATTTGTGGTGCAAACGGTGGAGAAGTAAGTGGAGCGACACTTTATAATAAAAAAGGAATGTTTGAGAACATTAGTATAAGAGAAGGATTAGTTAAACCTTTGCTCAGAGATTTAGGTGTTGACCCTCTAGCACAAAACCCTCTTCCAGATACAAAACTATTTAGAGATTCAGATGGAAAAGAATGGAGAGAAAAAGTAGAGAACATTTTAAAAGAACAAGGTGTAAAAGAAGATGAAACTTGGTTTTACAAAGGAGCAAAGGCTTGTTTGATGTGGCCGTTATGGGACAATGCTTTTCCTGACGCAAAGTGGGTATTGATTAGAAGAAGAGGTAAAGAGATTGTTAATTCATGTATGAGGACAGGTTTTATGAGGGCATTTGATAAACCTGAAGATTGGCAAGGATGGGTAAATAAACATATAAATAGATTTAATGAGATGTTACACAGCAATTTGAATTTGAGAGAAGTCTGGCCACAGGAAATGATAGATGGTCAATTTGATGAAATAAAATCAGTAATTGAATGGCTCGGATTGGAATGGGATGAGGAAAAAGTAAGAGAGTTTGTAAGTCCAAAACTTTGGAATCAAGGTAAAGTAATTGTGAATGACAAAGTAATATCAGAGGCATTTGAAAAAGGAAGGTTAGGATAAAATATGGCTAGAGTTACAGATGTAGAAGTAGGATTAATTTTGGATACTGATGTTACCGATTTCACTCCTTTCATATCTATCGCAAACATATTGGTCACAACACAATTATCCACTCCTGCAAAAATAACTAATTCTACGATACTTAAAGAAATTGAACGATGGTTATCTGCACATTTTTTTAAATGTAGTCTAGAACAACAAGAAAAAGTACATGAAGTTGGTTCAACAAAGGCAACTTTTATGGGAGCAGGAAATGAAGTAGGATTGGGTGCTACTTTATATGGTCAACAAGCGATAGCAATGGATACTTCAGGGACATTAGCTAATATGGGAAAGAGTATAGGAAACTTTAGACCAATCTTAGCTATTAGTAGAGCAGAGGACTCGTAATGACAACATTCATAAATAGAGGACATAATCAAACAATAGTTTATTGGGCATTTTCTGGAAGAGATGGTTATGGTGGAGCTTCCTTTTCAACTCCTGTAGAGATACAAGGTAGATGGGAAGACAAACAGAAATTGTTTACTGATAGTACAGGACAACGGTTAGAGAGTAGTAAATTAGCTTATGTAGACCAAGATATAAGTCCAAATGATTGGATGTTTTTGGGGAATCTTTCTGACATAGCATCATCTATAGATGAAACAAATCCTAAAAATGTGACAGAATCATACGAAGTTAAAGCAGTGACCAAAGTACCAACTTTGAAAGCAGACAAATTTCAAAGAGTGGTTTTTATGACAAGTGCTACTTCATTGAGGTGATTACCTATGGCAAAAGTGATTGGGGGAAAGATAGTTATAGCAAACCTTAACAAAGCAATTAAGGGTATGAAGGAAGAATTAACTAGGATTGGAATGATGAAGGTGGGAAGTTTGGTTCTAAAAAAATCAAAGGCATTAGTTCCAATGAAGACAGGCAATTTAATGGAAAGTGGTTTTTATATGTGGGGTGGTGACAGTACTTTTCCCGGAGTGTATACCACAGGTAATTTTAATACAGAAGAAGAAGAAGGTAAACGAGTTGCTAGTGATCATTCAGTTGTTGTGTCACAAATCGCAACAAGTCATGGTAAGAAGAAAAAACATCCTTTTGTTGTAATAGGACACACAGCTTTTTATGCTGTAAAGGAACATGAAGCTATAGGAGAAAAACATAAAATAGGTCAAGCTAAGTTCCTAGAGACTGCTGTAAAGAGTTCACGAAATGAGATTATAAAAATTTTAAAGAAACATGGGAAACCGAAAGTAAAAGAAAGGAAGAGTAATTGAACGCTCCATCTCAGGACATAAAAGATTTATTGGAAGCATCATCTTCAGGAACTGGACTCACATTTGGTACAAACTTATTTGTGTCACAAGAACCAGATGGAGGAGGAGTTGTGGACAAAGTAGTGTCTATTTTTGACACAGGTGGTGGAGAACCAGATACAAATAGGACTTTAAAAACTCCTACTGTAATGGTTAGAGTAAGAGGTAATAGATTCGGATATCAAGAGGGCTATACTTTAGCTGAATTAATATTGGATACTTTACATGCAGTAAAGAATACCACAGTTAATTCTACTAGGTATGTTTACATTATAGCCCAAAGTGATATTATTTTTTTAGATTATGATAAGAACAATAGACCTTCTTGGTCTATTAATTTTAGGATTATGAGAACATCTTAATTTTTAAGGAGGTGAAATGATATGGCAAGTGCAGCGATAGCAGGTGTAGGTGCGTTATTCAAAAGAAGTTCTTCAACTTTAGCAGAAGTAAATTCTATAACAGGGCCGAATCGTTCAAGAGATACAATAGATGTGACTACTCTTGATTCAACAGGTGGTTATAGAGAATTCATTGGCGGTTTTAGAGATGGTGGAGAGGTTTCTCTTGACATGAATTGGACAAGAGCAGGATTTGATTTACTTAACACAGATTTTGAATCAGCTTCAGCACAAAGTTACTCTATTGTTATGCCCGACACAGGTGCAACAGATTTTACTTTTAATGGTTATGTAACAAACATTAGTAAGAGTATTCCTGCTGATGATAAAATCACAATGTCTGTGACAATCAAGATAGACGGACAAATAACTGAAACATCTTAATAAAATTTAACCTTTTAACCATAAAGGAGTATCACAATGGGATATTTAACAAAACAACAAATACTTTCCGCACAAGATTTAGAAACAGAAACAGTAAAAGTACCTGAATGGGGTGGAGAAGTAATAGTAAGAACTATCACAGGAAAAGAAAGAGATTCTTTTGAATCCCAACTTATGAAAGAAGAAGGTGGGATGAGTAATATCAGAGCCAAGTTTGTAGCTGCAACTCTTGTGGATGAACAGGGTAAGAGAGTGTTCAATGAATTGGAGGTACATGAATTAGGTGAAAAATCAGCTTCAGCACTTGATAGGGTATTTGCAGTAGGACAAAAACTAGCTGGATTGGGAGAAAGAGACGTTGAGGAATTGACAAAAAACTAAAACAGCCAAGTAATTTATTTAAATTTAGACTGTGCTTGGCTATTGGAGTTCCCCATCCTGATTATTTAAACGAGGTATTAAACTCTAAACAACTCAGGGAATGGGAAATAGTCTACTCCCTTGAGCCGTTTGGTGAATATACTGAATATCTTAGAACAGGAATTGTGGCATCAACACTTATTAATTTACAACTTAAAAAGGATTCAAAGAAGGTTTCTCCATTTGATTTCATACCAGAAGTTTATACAGGAGAAAAATCAAAAGAAAAACAATCGGTAGAGGATATGAAAGAATTATTATCATCTATGTCTTCAGAGAAAGTGAAACGAAATGGCTAATATAGGACAATTAACAGTAGTGATTGATGGTGAGACATTCAAGCTCGAAAAGGCATTGAAAAAGGCTAGAAGAGGTGTTTCAAAATTTGAAAAGAAACAGAGAGGTGCTATGAAGAAATTCAAGCAGAACATCCTCTCAGCAAGGTCAGCTGTTATAGCTTTAGGAGCAGTAGTCGCTTTAATAGGTGGAAAGATATTTGGAAATACAGTATCTGAAGCTATCAAATTTGAGACTGCATTAGGGAAGGTAAACACATTAGTTAGAGATTCAGATACTGTGTTTGGGAGTTGGGCAACACAAATGAGACACATGTCAGTAGAGTTTGGGCAAAGTAAGGAAGAACTAGCTCAAGGTATGTTTGACATTGTCTCTGCTACCGTACCTGTAAATGAAGCTATGCAGACTCTTGAAACTTCTGCTAAATTAGCTCAAGGTGGTTTCACTTCCACAGCACAAGCTACAAAAGCTATGGTTGTTACTTGGAATACTTATAGAGATGAATTGGACAGTGTGTCAGATGCAGCAGATTTCCTATTCGCTGTTCAAGAGCGTGGTATATTAACCCTTCAAGATGTTGCTAAGAACATTGGAACTATCGCTGCTTCTGCAAAAGCATCTGGTGTGTCACTAAATGATTTAGGATATTCCTTTTCTGCAATAAGTAGAAGTGGTGTTGGTGCTGAAAAAACTGTTGTACAAATGCAACAGATGTTTGATGTGTTCACAAAAGCTTCTTCTAGAGAGGCTACCATTGCTGCTTCCCAACTAGGAGTAGCTTTAGACAAGACATCTATCTCTTCTGATAATTTAAAAGCAACGATAGAGAAATTATCTCATGGAAGTATTTACCAATTAAAACAGATATTCAGAGAAAAAAGAGGTTTTAGAGGTGTTGCAGCGATGATTAACGAATTGTCTAAAGCTGAAAAAGATTTAGCGGTACAAAGGAATAGACAAGGAATGGCAGAACATGCAGCAGAAGAGAGACAAAAGCTGTTTGGTGCTAGATTGGACAAAGTAAAAAAACAAGTAAAGAATCTAAAAGAAGCCATAGGGATAGGTTTATTACAAGCTATGGATAAACATCTTGAAAAATTAATTGAGTGGCAAAAAGCATGGGAAAACAATGGCGGTATGCAACAGGCTATTGACATGACAAGAACAACTGCAATAGTATTAGCAGGTTTGGTTAAAGATGCCATGCTTCCTTTCATTGCAGCATACAAAATACTGCAATTTATG